TAGTGCCCCTGGGAAGGTTGTTTGGCCCGGATATTCTGACTTTAACCGATTCCCAGCGCAGTACCGGAGTACCACGCTACTGCCGCGTCACGAGTGATCAAAGTGTCATAACGACCTATTTCACACTGTAGTGCGCTAATAGTAGCAAAAGCGGCAGGATCATGTGCGTATAGTAAGGCATATGAGACCAGACCCTCAGCAGCGCATTCATCTCGTAAGAAATGAAGCCTGAAGGCGTGAGAGCCTCTCTTAGCGGGAGTACCTCTCTCGTGATTCATGAGAGTTCCGCAGAACTCAAACTCATCACCTGGTTTAAAAGTGTCAATCTGTTTGACGATGCAAAGCTGATTGACAGCCTTCCAATACGCATCGGATCGGACGGTTTGAGCGGTGTCGTCGCCCATCGCTTTTAGCTTAGGGTCTGGCACCTCTCCAACACGTTGGGAAGCCAGGGAATCAACGGACGCTTGGCCCGCACAATTGAAGAATATGGTCCAAAACCAGCCAGATGGGAGTCTACCCGGTATTTGGAATTTTAACTTCTTTTTGCCGAATTGCACAGTTTGGTAACCGAGCATGGCCATACAATGGTTATGAGCTATAACACGCTGGGCTTCAGAAGCACCAACCATCAAGTTCACAAGCACGTAACTAACGGCCACGCACACCCAGAACTGGACAGTCCAGTCCCAGGCTGACTTATCGGCACATTGCACGGATTCATGGCGGGCATTAAACAGCTCAGAGAGCCACTTATGACCACCACGTTGTGGAGTCCAGCCAATCATGCTAGGGGACATGCCCCATTGGTTGACTATCTTATCGACATTTGGATACCACAGTACCAAAGCGACCATTTGATCTACACACGAACATCCCCATATAATACGCCAAGCTCCAGCTTCACACTTACTTTTCTTATGCGGTTCAGGCTTGAGAAATAAATTGATTGGGTTGGATGCAGGACCACTCAACAAGTCTACCATGCGTTCGAAAACATCATTGTATAACATGTCAAGATTCTTGGTGTACTTGTAACCGTCCCAACCAAACACTTCAGCGTTAGTTGGAGCTATAGTATTATAAGGTATTCCGGGTGTAGAGTTTTTATCGAGTTGTCGGTTAACAAGGGTAGTGAAGTCATCAAAAGAAGGAAGAATACCTCGAACTAATTGCTCGTGGTCGGTTCTGCAACCGGGGTAGCATTTGCCTGCTTCCCTTTCTTTTTCTTCTGCTTTTGAGCCTGGGGTTGACGAGCAGATCCCTTGTGGGAATCCGCCTGTTGTTGGATTTTCTCCAGTTGAGTTTTCAAGCTCACCAGTTGTTGAGCCTGACTCTCCTTCTGAAGATAATCCTCCCATTGGTCTTGAGTATATTGATGACTCCAGCTCGGTCTGGTCAGGCAATATTCCTGTAGGCAAGTATCCGTCAAGAGGTTCACTCTCAGGAAAAGACGTTTGTTGATCAACTTGTCCCAATCGGCTTGTCGCACCCAGTCGGGTCTTTCCACCATCGTCAAGAGGCTTACTAACTTCTTGTTGGAGGTAAGTTTGCTCTTTTCCGGCCAAACAGTCTCGAACCGGCTTTCTTGGCGAGGCGAAGATAGAGAACTTTTTCCAGAGGTCTTTGCAGACTTGGTCAAGTTCATCCCGTGTGGGCCGGACATCTGGCTTGTAGTTTCGGAGGAACACTCCGGAATGATAGCAGATGCTTTCGGCAATTGGGTTGGTTGGTCGTTCTGGATCTGGCCATTGGAAGCCAGCGGGGTCTCCAATTGATTTGAAGCACTCGCATGTCTCTGCCCCCTGTCTGAGAGGACAGGTGGCCGGGACGTAGCTTGAGAAGTCAAACTTGATCTTTCTATGAAATCCTCGGTAGGATGTGAGACAGCCTGGGACGCCGAAAAGCTCTCGGCATCCGCACCGACCTCCAAGTCGTCTCCACTGCTTATCACAGCTGGGACAACGGGTAGTGTAGTCGGTGATTTTGCGGCAGTCTGTTTCACAATCGGGGCACCTGAAAGGTGCTTCATTTGAAATCTCGATGTCTGCTCCTTCTCCAATGGTTGAGTCAACGGTGGTTGGGTTGGGTTTCTCAGAATTTCTAACAGGTCTTCGAGCTGATGATCGCCCGTTTCCCCTTCGAAGTCTTCCGGGTCCGCAACGTCGCCTTCTGTTGTCACAGATGGTGGCGGATAGCGTTCGCTGATCTCCATTATCTGTTCGTGCAGTTTTTCCGTTGCCTCGTACCAAGACTCCAGAATTGGGTCGAATGACGCAGGAGGTGCTGGCGTTCCGTTCGCTTTGTTGTAACTTGCGCGCGATTTTGCCAGTTTCTTCTTCGCTTCTTCTTCCCATGGTGTGAGTTCCGCCACTCTCGACATTGTCTCTGAGTAAGCCTCTGCTACAGGCTTGATCCAGTGTGTCAAGGCGCTTTGGATACTCAACATCTTTCCTGTGAGGTGCCAGAGTTCTTGAGGTGACTTCATCCATCCCAGCTTCTGTTCGAAGGTGTAATTGACGAAGGATTGTTTCATTTTCTCTGACAGACGATCTAGCTTTTGCTTGATGAGCAAGAGAGCTATCTCGTCCGCTCGTTTTTCGCGAGCATGGTCCGTTACGTTTCCAGTTGAATCGCAACGCGGGGGAGGCAGTAACATTGTGCCTTGAATTTCTTCTCCGCACTCTGTTCGCACTGCCCCCCCTCGGGAGTTTAAATGAGTCAAATCAACACTGCCGGCTTCGCCTTCGAAATCGTCAGTGTCATCTCTTCTTCTGGACTTATTTCTTCGACGCACTTGTCTGTCTTCCGTCTCGTTGTCCATTTGCATGGCATCGAGATAATTCTGCCATTCTTCACGTTGGTAAGAATTGACGTCATCACGGTCGACATAGAAATAATCACCATTATATTCATACAGGTCAATAGATGGATCACCGCTCTTCCTCTTCGATAGCTTGGAATAAGCCATAGGGCCGTCCTCTCGGAGCAGCCCTAGCAATCTAGCTAATTCAGTGTCGGACTCGCCTGTTACGGCTTTATCCAAGAAAGTAACGTTTTTGACAGTCTTCACGTAAGCTGCGAGAAAGCCAAAATTGAGACCTGATCTATGTCCTCTATGAATGCCGACCCACGCATTAGATGCGTAATAGCCGGCACCAGAATATCCGGAAATTGTTGAACCAGTGAATCGACAACAACCAGTGACATCATCACGATCGAGTCTACCAAAGGTGGACCAACTTCCGAACTTCTCGCCGTACTTGGCAGCAGATGTTATCACACGGACATTAGCGGGTAAGTCCGTTGAGTGTGGTTTAACAACAGGGTTGCCAAGCACGCTAACCTTGTTAGCCGGAACCAAAAAGAACATGAGGTCCTCTGCCGCAAGTGACGGAACACTGTAGCAGGGTACCTGAACGTTCAAATCGTTTCCTTTTGCGATAAAATACTTCCCTGACCGAGTCGTGCAATGAGATAAGCCTGCATAACATGCGAATTTAGTTTCCCCGGAGTTGACAATGCTGAAATCATAGTCTATTCCTAACTTATTCCAGCGTTCAATCACGGTGTCAGTAACTTCGACGTTATCCATTCTTGTAACCTGACCCTGCAGGTAACGCGCAGTGGCAGTTTCCGCTATTAAGACAGCTTGGCCTTTAGGAACGGATTCTGGTTGCACCTGTTGCAGGGGTGAGCCCTCCTGAAGCGACTCGCCAGTGAAAGCCAGATAGCCGTCAAGAATCTCCTCAATTTCTCCAAACCGAATGGGTTTCGGTCGGAATATGACATAAAGCACATGAATGGTAGGGACTACCAAAAGTGCTATGAAGCCAACAGATTCCAAGGAGAAATTTTGAGCTAAGATGAACTCGACCAAAGCCCACAAGAAAGTGTGCATTGATCGAAGAAACTCACCAAGAAAATTGAGGGAAGCCCAGAATGCATGCACATAATGGGTTCGCAACAACTGCTTGTTGAGCTCTCTAAAAGGGAGATCAGTGAAATCTCCCACCATGACGCCTATCATGATCCCAATATGAGTGTACACCGCGATAATTATCGCGCATGACACCATAAAAGGCGAAACACATAACCTCATGGCGTGCGTTTCAGTAACCTTTTATTGAAGGAAATAAAGTAGATAACGCAAACAAACTAGAAAGCTTTAACACGC